ATCGACATATCCGCCCTCAATCCCGAGGACCACCTTAACTGCTTCTGTGAACCTATCCATTTTTCCCATCACCTCTTTGCCCGCATAGGCAGCAAAAGATGAGCAATACAAAAGCAATACCCGCAATTGCAAAACACCCATAGGCGGCAGTTTCCATAGTCACACCTCCAGGCATTAAAAAAGGCGGCCCAAAAAGGACCGCCTAAAAGGTGGTTGAATTCTGTCCTACTCCCACTTTATGGCTTCCAGTTCCTCAATTTTTACTGTACGGCATTCCCTACACCTCCTCGACCAGCAAATACACATCCGCACCTGCGGCAGATTCAAGAGTGATCTGCGCAGCATGGCCCCACTCGAAGCCTTGAGGCGGCGAAACATAGGCGCCTGTCGTGTCGTCTATGGTGATTGCTGGCGTTGTGTTCCCTATGGCGATCGTCGCTGTTTGTCCTTGCGCCACAACAGCAGATATCACTATCTTCTTCCCTGTATAGGGCACACTCACGGCCTGAGGGGCGCCGGCAGCAAGGGTTATCTTTTGAGCAATTATGACCGGCGCATCCACCTCGGGAGTGTCGCTTGTTTTTGTGAGCCCCAGCTCGCCGTGAGGAACAAAGAAAGAAACAGCATGCTCTTCACCGGGCTCCCATGTAATACCCTTATATGTGATTGTATTGCTTCCGTTATTTTTGTATGTATGCATTTTTATTCCCTCCTTTTATGTGTTACCCCACTATATTGACTTCTACATAGCACTTCCCTTTAAACGTCCATCCGTCTGTTGGGGGATACCAGTCTGGAGCTATTTCCCAATTGTGTGTGTTTACATTGTAGTACCCCGCACCTGGGGGGGCTGCTGTTGCGAGTACCTCTGAGCGCGTCCCTGTTACTGCCGCCTCCGGATAATATCCAGCCTGCACACATGGATGCTGATTTTCTCCCCAATGCACATACTCAGCGACTTCATCCGCCTCAAACCTACAACTCGACAACGTGATGTCTCCCCCATGTTCGCCACAATGCACGATGACAGCATCTTGCGCCGCTTCGACTGTGATGTCGCATGAAAAGTCAACAGAACACTCGTGAATGCTACCTGCAGCAACCTGCTCCTCGTCCAAACATGGAGACATGCTGCTTTCCCAAATGGGGGTATATTCGAGCGTATCGGGGTTTGAGGTATATATGCCAGCAAACCGGAATATAGACAGCGCCGGAGGATCACCTGTGTGCTGTACGGCAGCTACCTCTGTGGAGATCATAAGCGGCCCCACCCAAAACCTGCATAGTGTTTTCCCTACACCCACCCATCCCGACGTTTGGTCTGGTGGAAGCATGGGTGTCGTTACCATTTTCAGGTATGCGGACGCTTGATAGCGCAAAGAGAAAGAGCAGTTATGCCCCCAGATCTCTGTGGGCATACGTGTCCACCGTATATTAGGCGTCCTTGTTTTGTCTTTATATGCCGCCTTACATGACACAATATCGCTATGTTGGGGGCTATTCCACTGTGCGTCCGCTACAAAAACATACGGTTCCCCTGGGTCTTCAGGCATCTTATAGGGAGTAATTGGGACATTTTCGGCAGGCAAAACTGTTATCCCCCGCTCTTTCTCTTGAGAGATAATGACCCATTCTTTGTTTTTCCCTGAAGGCCGCGCAACCAATACATCGGCTCCTATTTTATATTGTCCCCCATTCGCCTTAACGACTATTTGCTTGCCCTTCATGACATCACCCCAACATCACAATGTATCTATTGCGCCCGCTGCACGCTACCACTTTGCCTTTGGCGATATTTTCGTTTATTCGTGATCGTTTTAGGATCGCCTGCTTAATGTCGCTCACCCAGGTGGTAGATATTTGCGACATCCCCCCCTGGAGACGGTATATTGAGCTTGTTGTTGAGATGCGCAATGTTGTTGCATGTCGCTCCAGGTTGATCGTGGCGCTGTCGACGTGCCACTTTTCCCATCTCCATGTAATATGATCATGCGGGGAAACCACAAGGTCGGCAGATATAGATATCTCGGCATGCTTCACCCGGGCCTTCTCGCGCAAAACCCCTTTCGCAAAAGCCTGCACCCCACTGTCCGTAGCCAATGCAATTGCCTCTGCGTCATACTGTATTTTGCCCATGTATTGCATGGACGCAGCGTCGTGGGCCTCACAAACACATCGAACCGATTTGGTTTCCACCTGTTGCGCTTTTTCAAGCTGCGGGAATGACGCCTGTCGCTCTTCTGCTCCTTGCCCCACCCATCCCACCGTGCCGGTTACATAGCCCCCTGCATCATCAAACCCGTTATGCGTATACGCATACTTTTTCGCAGAGCCCTTGCCTGCCAATGGCCCTGCTTCTGGATCCACAATCACGGCGCCGACATATTTATATTGAGGGACCAATTCACCTAATTCCGGATATAAATCTGTAGATATGTTGGGATTGCCAGCAAAAAGCGGGTCTTTCCCCCATATTTCCTCTGTATATGTAGCTATTCCGCCCATGTCTACTTTCCATTCTCTTGTAACCTTGCTAATGGGGACCCATGTCGAGTAAAATGTGCCACTGTCGTTGTTATATAGTTTGCAATATGTCCATTCCTCATGAATTTCGGATACATCATATTTATTCCCGTCATTCTGTATAGACGACCACGTTATTTCGCTTTGCTTCTTTATTGCCCCCAACCCAGCTCCTTCCTCTGTAATAGTTTTTTGCACCATATACCCTTCGGGGTTATATGAGTACGTAATATGCGTTTCAGCATCTCCAAAAGTGATTTTTTCACTTTGCACTTGTTCTCCGATGCGAACGATTGTATACGTTGCATCCCCTAATGAATATGTTTCTGTGGTGGTTGCAGATGTTTCTTCTGTCCATGAGGCATCCACCGATGCAACTACTGCGTTCGCGTATTCGCTTGGGGCTTCTTCTATTGTGGGGGCATCGTCCGCAATAATGACATCATCGGTTATGGTATGTTCATTTGCATAAGGGATTAACCGGTATATGCCCTCACAGGTATATTGCAATACGCCGCCAACCGCATAACACACACACCGTGCGAACTGCCAGAAATCCTGTTCTTCTCCAGGGTAAAAGACAGTCTCTGATGTAGTCATGCTGGTGCTGAATGTGCCGCCAGCATTCTCTATGGCTTCCTGAAGCGCCGTAATGGCATTCCCGCTGGAATATACAGCCTTGCCTCCGCTGGCAGTCACGGGATCCGCAATATGAATCGTGTTTATGCCAGTCGCCACATCCTCTATAATCCCTGTTATTATCCCCTGCGCGACCACTTGGTCCCCTTTCTGAATTGTTATTGCATCGCCCTGGACCCCGCTTGCCCCTGCTATAGTGATTGTCCCTGTCATCTCCCCGAAGGTAGAAAAGGTTATAACCCCATCTAGAATTTCACAACGGGTCACCCCATCTGCCAAAACGCCCTGATATTGTGGCGTGGCTGTAGATGATATGGCGATATTTTCTTCGTCACGAAGATAATCAACCCCTTCTGGATCAGGATATAGCCAACTAAAGTGAATATCATCGGTGTCTGTTGTGACCCCACTTGAACACACAATCGCAATCTGTTCAAAATTGCCCGTGGTTTTGTTTTTCATGAGGTGATATATCGCAACCGACAACCGCGTGCTCTGTGGCGTTTGCACATAGCTTATCCCCGAATATGCCCACGCCTCATAATCTGCTGTATTCCCAATCATTACTCGAGGCGTCCAATCAGCATAGCTCCCGATAAAACCTATTGTTGCTCCATCTGGGAAAAATGGGTCTTCTCCAGGTGCTAGTGTTTCTACGTCAAAAGGCACATCAATATATGATAGCCCCCATTTTTGTATGGAGGCATAAATATCCTCCATACTAGCAGTCAATAGATTGCTGTGCTTGACCCATGCAAGCCACATAGAAAAGGTATAAATCATCGCATATAAAGCACAAAAATCCACCACATCCCAATTGCTTGGGACCCCCCATTTGGTTGGATTGTATTCGAGTGTGAGCTCCTTATAATATGGCCTAGCCATAAGGTATTGGTATATACTATCAGCGAGCCTGTACGGCAAGCCGTTTGTTGATGCGAAAGCCTGAAAATCTAGGGGGAACGCAATAGGAATGCGGTTCCATTTATGCAGGCGGTAAATCCCCGTCAGGAGGATTTGGGATAAAACTTTCTCCAGCATCATATTCTACGCCCCCCCCTTCGTAATATATTGAAAGCACGTCGAACCCAGTCGCACGATACAAATCGCACGACTGATAATGACTATATGCCGGCCACGATAAGACCCCCACGGGGAACCCCCTATCGTGTGAGTTGAGTGGCAAAATATTCATAGAAGATGTGCTACTATACCGATGGTCAGCTACAAAACTGGCCATCGGGGCAAGCACATAATCATTCCGCCTAATTTCAATGCAGTCGCCTTGGACAAAATAGCTATCAGGGTATTCTTCCTCCATTTCACCAAAAATCATATTGATTTTTTTGGCGCCATAGTCTGAGTCCACCCCCCATTTAAACCTGTTCGCAGTCCAATATTGCGTGGTGGAATCGAATGGGCTTCTCAGCATTCCCCGCACCAACGCTGCATCCAATTCAATGAAGAACAACGCAGAGCGGGGAACGCCCCACAGTTCCGTGAGCTCACGCACAATGTCAAACGCTACATTAGCCTTTATCCAGTGCCTCCTCGAACAATACAAACAAAACATGCACATGGCATATATGTATGCAAAAAGCCCCAGGCGAGGCGCCCCGTATAGCTGTTCTTCTGTTCGGTTGTTTAAAATGCCATACTCTAACACTCCTATAACCTTGTCGCGTTCGTTTTGCGAGATCCATAGCCAGGCATCGGCGGGGACACAAAAACCCCCCCAAGCCCCAATTGATCTTATTGTGTTGAAGCCGTTCGAGAGAGCATATATTAGGTCGGAAGACAAATCTTTGTCTGGTCCGTAAATCTGCATATCTACACCTCCCGCAGGGTCAACGTGATGAGCCCGATGGAATCTATGGGATACTGTGAAACCTCAGGCTCTCCCATCACCGCTACCGTATATGAATTCCCGTCATGGTCTGTGAACGTTGTCTCTGTCCCGACGAGGGCTATGATGTCTGCGTATTGGGCGCCAGGATAAAACGTGAGTGTCCACGTCTTTTTTCTCACCACACCCAACGATAGGGGTTTCCCAGAGAGCGACGTTGCCTCCCGCCCCTTCACGATCCGATATGCCACTCTGTAGTGATCTGGTGTAGGTGGAAAGTCGAGTGTTATTCCGCCTAGTGTAAAAGCCATCACAGCTCACCTCTCATGGCGCTTGTTACAGATCCGCCAGCTGTTCCAACTGCCGGCATGTTCAGCGATGCTATTTTTCGCTTAGCCTCGGCAATTGCCTTGTCTATACCCGCCATAATGCCCGCATATAGGCTATTCCCTACAGCTGCCCCGGCCGTTTGTGCAGGCCCCTGCAGCGTATTGAGCGCCCGCGACACATCCTGCGTCATTTTCGATGTGTCAATGTTCCCCAGAATGTTCTCTATCTGCGGTTTGATATTGGCTGCAGACCGCGCGAGAGCATCGAAAGATACAGACTGCGCAGACTGTTGAGCCTTTTGAAGCACTTCACCCAGATATACCACGCCGTTCGTGATCTGAACTACTTTCTGCGTCGCATCCTCCGAAATCACTGATGAGACGGTCCATTCCCCGCCATACTGCTGTTTTGCGGCGGAAAGCGCATCCTGGAGCTGTTCATCTATGCTCTTGACTGCGTTCTCAACCATGCCGGTGGCCTGCTGCATATATTGCCCGAGTGCCCGCAGGAACGGCGAACCGGCGCTATCAGCCAGATTTTGGAAAGCCTTCATGAATGCTGTTTTTAATGCAGGGTTATTGAATTTAGTCACCAGACCAGATGCAATCTGCTGCAACTTGGAAGACAAAGCAGAATTTAGGGCCTCTCCTGCTTCCTTGCCGGTAAGGCCGAATGTATCTTTGATTTCCTTTGTCTTTTCGATTATGTCGACAGCATAAATCGCAAATTCTCTGAGTGCTTGACGGATCGATGCTGTGATCTGATCGCTATATGTCGCTGGAGGCTGCACTTGCCCTGCATCTATCTGTTTTTGCGCGTCCTCTATAACCTTCTTGACTATGCTCTGGACTTTCGCGCTTGCGCCCTCGAAGGCCTTCGCCAGCTCTTCTGCGCCTTCCTTGCCCCGCTTGGATAGGTATTCTTTCACCTCGTCCCCGAATTGCCGCATAATGCGGTCTGCCGCATCCCCTACCTGCTCATAGACATCTGCAACAGACGCCACTACGGATGCAAACTCCTGAGGCATCTCCTTGAGGCGGTCGGCAATTTGCTGGATTTTGGATCCTGCCTGTTCTGCCTCTTTTTGCGCATCCTTCAGGAGGTATGTCTGCTTGATCCATTCCTGCATAGCGCTCGGCAGCTTTTTGAGTGCCTCAATATCTCCGTGAATTGCGGCCTGTAGGTCGTCCATGCTCTCGGTCGTCTCATCTATTTTTTCCGGCGTGGCAGCGATAATGGCAACAGCGCCGGCAAGAGCAGCAGAAAAACCACTCAAGGTCGCGATGAGTGGCCCTCCAGAACCGATCAGCCCTCCTGCATTTGCCATCGCACTGGCGGTTGCAAATGTTTTCACGGCCGTTGCAAGCCGTAGAAACGCCTGCCCTAGTATCGTGATGCTACCTGCGATCGTTGCGATCTTCCCTGCCGCCCATCCGACCACAATGACGGTCGTGATTTCATCCAAATGCTCGGCCAACATGCCCCATGGAATTTTTTCAGCCAGATCTTTGAGACTCTTGAGAAAAGCAGCGATGCCTTCCCCGAATTTTGCAAATTTCTCAGACAACTTCTCAACATCGATCTGTTCGAGCTTCTCGCGCACACTGTCTACAGAGACGGCTCCCAGCCCCAGCCCCTCAAAAAAGGCTTGAATGATTTTCGATGTCGCTTGGGTCTCTTTGTTCCAACGCGCAAACTCCTGCGCGATCTGCCTTAAACCTGAGACAAAGCCCTTTGCGCGGTCTTGGATGCCGTCGAATATGACAAGCAGGTTCTCTTCCATTGCACTCTTGGCTGATTTGACTATGTTCTGGAAACTTGCCATCTGCTCATTAAGCAGTTCTTGCGTCCTGCCCGCCTTATGGAGGCCCTGCTCAAATTCCTGCAGGCGGTCCGATGCCGTCACAAGGATTGCTCCAGCTGCCGAAAGCTCCCGCCCGAAAATAGTAGCGAAGTCTTCAGCACCAGCGCCAGCCGCTTTCATGTCCTTCAAAATATCCACGAAGTTTCTTACTCGGCCCCCCGCATCACGCAAAGACACCCCAAGAGCATCGAGCGCTGCCTTGGCATCTGTGGATGGATCCACAAACACAGTCAGGATACCTCGCAGATATGTTCCTATCTGTTCGCCCTTCAATCCTGCATTTGCAAGGGCCTCCATCGCCGCGACAGTCTGCTCTATAGAAAGCCCCAGGCTATTTGCGATAGGAGCAGCATACCGCATTGCATAACCTAGCTTTTCCATGTTGAGCTGCGATGAGCTGATCGCATTTGAAAATACATCGGCAACCCTACCAGCCTCATCAGCCGTCATGCCGAAAGAGCTCAACGTACTGACCACAACATCCGTCGTTGCGGCTAGGTCATATCCCTGAGAAATACTGAGGTTCACAATCCCGTTTATCGCATCTAAGATCTCTTGCACGCTCATGCCGGCCGAAGCCATAGAATACATCGCCTGCGCGGCCTGTTGTGCCGTGATAGGCAGATCCGCTCCCAATTGTCTCGCCTTTTCGATTAGACGGGTAAATTCTTCGTCTGTCGCGCCGGCCACGCCCTTGACCTTGAGCATGGCGTCCTCAAAAGATCCGCCTATGTTCAACGCCGCCCCCGCAAGGGCAGCAGTAGCCGCGGTCAATGATGCGCCCACCCCTGCCATCACGCGCATAAGCGGCGCAAACGTAGCATTCAGGCCCTGGCCTATTTTCTGAGCGTTATTCCCAAACTTTATAAGGCTTTTGCCTGTTTGATTCAGCACATTTATGGCTTCTCTTGCCTCTGCGCTGATTTTAATTTGCACTTTTTGACTAGCCATATGTAGTCCACCTCACAATGAAAGGGGGGATTACTCCCCCCCTTTGCCAAACAATCCCATACGCACTAGGTCTTCCGCTGTGTGTTCTCCTACAGGCTTTTTCGCCTTTCCTTCAGGAAACATGCATGAAAGAATGCTCCCAGCTTTGAATTGCGCGATCTTCGCCATCGTGGGGAAAACAGCCTCGATGTAGCCTTTGCTCTGCCAATATGTCATACGGCAGAATAGTGTTTCTTCATCGATGCCGAAAGCCCGCAACGCCAACAGCAGCATAGGCCACTCTAACTCTTCTGAAGTGTTGCTATCTTTTGTCCTGCTTTGGCTACTTTCCCCATCAGCGACAAAAAATCCTTGATAATTCCCTCCATGTCGTTCTCTGTCCAAATGAGATCCAACAACTCAATTTCATACTTCACAGGTAAGCTTTTCCACTCTTGGAATGTGGGAAAACTGGTCTGAAGTAAAAATGAAAGTGCGGGGCCACCGCTGCTAATTGCGGTCTTCACCGCATCCGCAGCGCCAACCCCACTATTGACCATCTGAGAAATAGTGTCATTCAACGTCTCCATGACCACCCCGACCAGGTCCCATACATCCTGCCTGGTGAGACGGTGGAGTTCGTGCTCTGTGCCAAAAATCTTCACCTTAACCGTTTTGGGCCGGGGGAAATCCTTCACTACTGATCACCTACCATCCGCCAAATGGAGGAGTGTCGGTTTCATAGACTATGCCGAACTGCTGTCCAGCAGGTTTCGTGGAATCCGCCACCGCAGATATCTCTAGCTCTACGGGGCTTACATCGCTATCGTTGAAGCCAAGTACGAAGTCTCCACCCACCTTGGCTTTCCAGAGCTTGATGACTCTGTATTTCCCGTCGCGTCTCTTGTGCACAAATACAAGCTGGTGTTCGGTGCTCTCTGTTCCAGAGCCGCCAAAGCCGAAGCCGGATTCATCATAGGTGACATAATCATACGAAACCTTCACAGTATCTCCGTCGGCTATGTTCACCGATGTTGAAACTCGGCATATCTGGCCATCGACGCGATCAATGTAATAGTCCGTGCCTTCAGCAAGCGGGTTGTCTTGTGAATCGGTTACCGTGATCGTCCCGGTCAAAAACTCATGTGCCAGCTTCGTGTTCTTGTTGGCATATACAACTACTTCCTCGGCCGTCACGCTGGCAGTGCCGGCATTCTGAGTATATGCTGCGTATTCATCGATGATCGTTCTTAGCCTATCGAGATTCGCCTCAAGAAGCGATACATTCGCGACGCATGTTTCCTCCTGAAGCACTTTCACAACCGTTGACGCAGGGAATCCAGCCTGTTTTTCGTAGTATGACTTCCCGTGAGTAAACTTCACCTCACCCTCAAGCTGGCCCACATCGACACCGTCAATATAGAGCCGACCAGTGCCAATGATTATGTCGTTTGCATTAAGCACATTTGCCATTCTGTCTTCCTCCTTTATCTCATCCGAATAGAGATAGTCATCATTCCAGGGAACCTAGGCCCCCACTCTTCTGTAGATGCAGGGGTTATTTCTACGCTCTCGACTGTATATTCTGCTGTCACTACGCTTACGGCGTCCGCAATCAGCTCTCCCAACTCACTCGACATAATGAGCCCATCGAGGACTGAAACGCCGTTTTCTTGCGTCATGCCTTGACCTAGGACCTCCCACCCCAAAGTTATTGTCGCAGTGCCGGGAGTGCCCGCCACATTTTTCGTCATACTGCATTCCGTCACGATGACCAGGGGGATGTCCGACTCTGCTGGCGCCGTATTAGGAGAAAGGCCCACACCCAAAAATGCACTAATGGGTTTACTGTATTTGCTCATACACCATGCGTCTATTGCAACATCATTTTTAATCTTCTGCAAAATATCCTTGGCCACATCAATAACCGTCATCTAATCCCCCCTTATATCCACCGTGAAACAACCTGGTATCGTCTTTTTGTCCGTCTTGGCTTTATCTTCTTTCCTGCCATATAGCTGGTGATTTTGTCCTCGATGTATGGCGAAATTCTGTTGCGATATGCCTGATATACAGGCCCTATCGTCTCTCGTCGTGGCAGTTTGATGTATTTTGTGCCGCGTGATAAATATATGCCCGCCGCCGCATAGGCTTTTCTAACTTTCTGTGTGACGGGATATGAGGTGCCGCTTTCATGTTTCTTGAATAGGGCCACTGCGCTGGAGCTGAGAGGTCCAATCACCACTGCATTTTCACCTTGCCTATACTCATATCCGACCGCGCGCGACAACTGCCCCATCCATGGATACGATCGCTTCACGCGGCCACCCATCGCCTTCTCTAGTGCTCGCCTTTTCTTCGCCGGCATGCGTGGCGCATATGGCTTCCCACCCGGCGCCCCAGATCTGATGCCCTTTTTTATCTCCCGAGAAAGCCACCATCCTGTACTTTTGAGCGCAGACCTGGTGAAGTCGGGAAACTCTCGAGCCGCCCACTCTAACCAAGGGGAGGCCTCATCAATGACCTGAACCGTCGTAGCCATAGGCTTCACCCCCTAGCCCCAAGGGTTCTCATCTGCCACGCATGACATCTGATATATGCCGGGTAAAGGTGTCACAGCAATAACCCGCCACGTGGCGCCAGAGCTATCCTCAATCATGTCACCTCTCTGTGGCTTTGTGAGGAGTGCGTCTGCTGCGATAAAGATGTTCGCCCTTGCAGCCCACCCATCTGAGCTTATTTCATTGCCTTTCTGTGGTGAGGCCTCCCTGGAAACGAACCCTGAAACTTCTGTGGTACCGTTCACGGTCAGAGCTTCAACGAGGCCATCCTGCCCAGCAGCGCCTAATATCGCCAGCATGTCTTTCGCTACCTGCTCCTGGAAGCTCATTTCTTTCGCCTCTTTTTCCTAGGTTGCGCACTCTTTTTAGGTTGCGGTGGTCTCTCTGTTTTTCCTTCCTCAATACACTCCGCAACACCTATAGCTATCAGCCTCTCCTCTTCTGAAAAAGCGAGGCCAGGGATTACCTCCCCAGCCTCATAAAGTCTATCCGGTGTGCGGATGCGCCCTAGAGCTCGGATCATGAGATGACTTGTGCAACATAGAATGCGTCAACCTGGGTTGGAACGGGGAGAGGCCTGGACATGAGCTGAACCCAGCGCACCACAGGATCATCGGAAACCCAGGAATGAGGCACTTTGTCTATCATGTACGTGACCATCTCGCCGTTGTCGTCTTTGATTGTGACAGCACCGTAATTCATGACGGTCTGGGCTCTGGTGGATCCAACCAGTATCTTTTTGCTCGGAATCATGGGTTGGGTGTCTCCGTTTTCGTCTACGTACCAATCCAGATAGCTATATATATTCATGCCCAGCTCATTGAGATAGCCCAAATAAGTTGCACCATTGGGAAGCTGCCTCGGGTCTATCTGACCGGTGTTTATGAGTCTTTTGTCAAGTAGTTCCTTCACCGCAGAATGGTTCAGGAAATATGGCACTACGTCCTCAGCAAGTATGACGGTATCGGGGTTTACTCCGGAGGCCTTCACCACCTCCGCAAAAAAGTCTCTTAAGCTGTCGATTGGGTTGGATCCGTCAGCGTCCCAAAGAGCGGTGCCAGTAAGAGTCTCAGAGGGCACACCAAAGTCTATCTCATAATCTACGCCGTCGCCTTTTACCGCTATCTTGCCGTTGAAAAGTGCCTGTGCACACATCCATTCTATTCTGCGATCTATAGCATCGTCTAGCTCCGAGAGGTCCTTTCCTAGCTTAACCGCTGCCCTCTCTTCGGGAGACATTCCGCTATAAAGTGCCTCGCCAGGAAGTCTGTGCAAAATGTCCTCGGCAGAGGTTTTCTTTTTTGGCTTCAGGAGAGGGGCTTCAAAAGTGTTCGTAGTGAAGCCCTGATTAGCGAGCACCTTCCCCTCCATCACAGGAGAAACAAATGGAGCCATTTGCCTACGGCCCTTTACGATGTCTATGTCCACCTTACTGGTGGGAGAATACTCCACATTTGCTGCGAAGAACATATCGCGGAGGAACGTCTTTGGCTTCGGCATCTGCTCCAACGCCTGCAGCATGGTCCTAGTTTCAAACATGTTTATTGCCATTTTTTACACCTCCACAAAATATCAGCTTGTTATACTATGCGTTTGCAAAAGATGCCCACCATCCTTAAGGCATCCTTAATGGTTCCCACCCAAAGCGGCGTGTCTACCGTGTCAGTCCCCCCGAACACCAGTGCATCACTGTTGAACTCTCCGGTCAGATAGACTGTAGCAATCGTGTCCCCAGCGCTGGCATCTACGTCCTGGGCCAATATGGCAACAGGGTTTTGACTGCCGTCGGTCGCCGTGCTATCCATTAATACATATTTGCCGGTGTCCGACACCATTCCCAAAACAGCCCCGGCCTGCAACGTTTGTCCTGCAGCTATTACCACACTATCGGTCACAAAGGGCATGACACTGCCCGCAAAAAGATTTTTGGGAGTATAGGTTTCTGCCATTTTCGTTCACCTCTCTAGTTTTTTCTCTGAAATCCCATCACCATTGCGGCGAGGATCCTCTGTTTTTCCTGCTCCTCTGCATCCACATCAGGAGCAGAGGCCTTAACCTTTTCGAGCTCTTTTGCGTCTGCCTTTACGTCCTCTAGGAACGCCTGGGCTTTCACTTTCTGGGCCTTCACTATCTCCATCGCTACCGCCTCAGGAGCCATCGGCTCTTCAAACTGTGCTCTCTCGATGATGCCCTCCACTCCTGGAATAGCCAGCTCGGCTATGGCCTTAATCCTCTCGCGCTCTCTTTGCGCTCCTTCCTCTAGAGCTATCGCGCGTATCTCTTTCACCAGATCTGCATACGCAGCCTCTAGGTCCTTGATGTTCTGTATCTCCATTTTTTCGCTACCTCCCTTTTGCTCATGTTTCACTTGTTGGTGATTTAGCACTTGCGCAACCTCACCGGGCACCTCCCCTCTGAAAGAAATCTCGCTCCTGCCTATAGCGGTTTCGATAGCCAGCTTCTTACCGTCCAGCGACGCAACCATCTGCATCGCCTCTGCGACCTCATCAGCAAAACCCCACTCAACCGCCTCTTCAGCGGTGAGCCACGTCTCATCGTCGATCAACTCCAACAAAGTCTCCTTGTCGAGCCCCGTCTTCGCCTGATATACCTCGAGCATGGTTTCCTTCACCTTCTCGAGGACCTCTATGCCTTTCTGAAGGTCGTTAGCATCGCCCCAGGCGAGCGTTTGGGGATTATGGATCATCATGAGAGCATTGGCCGGCATGATAACCCAATCGCCCGCCATCGCAATGAGGCTTGCCGCGGAGGCTGCCAGTCCGTCGATATACACCGTCACCCTTGCGGGGTGAGTCTTAAGCTGGTTGTAGATGGCTTGTGCCGCAAAAACGTCACCGCCTGGACTGTTGATCCTGATGGTAAGAGGAACATCACCGATAGCCTTTAACTCCTCATAAAACGTTTTAGCCCCCACGTCGGCCCATTCCTCGTCACCAATAACGCCATAAATTAACAATTCTGCGCTGTTATCTTGCTGTACAAAATTCCAAAACCGCCCCACTAGCACCCCTCCTTTCTAATCAACTTCATCTTCTCCGTCATCTATGCCGTAGCCTTCAGCCCCCGTAAGGCCGGCGGCCCTCCTCATTTGTTCTTCTTTGGCCCTCTGGACGTTGTACGTGTCGAAGTCTCCACCCGATAGCTCCGCGGTCTCCTTGGCCCTCGTCGAAAAGCCCTCTTCAACTCTCATCTTAGCCGCCTTAACTTCTTTCAATGGATCAAGCTGCCCTTGTGATGGACCATACCATTCGGCCCTGGTATATGCCCAGCGGATAAGCGGATCATCGAAAAAACCCGGCGCCTCTAAGTAGCCCTTGGCGACCGCCTCAGCTATAAACTCCTCGTAGATAGGCTGACACATACTTTTAACTAGCCATTCCCTTTTTGCTCTAAACATTTTCCACGCTTCCAACAAGGCGCCCCGCGAGGCTGAATAACTAGCCGTGAAGTGCTTCATGAGCACCTCAAAGGGTATCTCCAAGGCAGCCCCAATTTGCCTGCATATAGCGGTTACAAAGCTATCAAAATTTCTATTAGGCCGGCTTGGATCGGCAATCTGTATTTCTTCGCCTGGCGCCAATCCGACAATCGCCCCGCTACCGAGCTCAAGCGTCCCATCGTTAGCCCCGTCTATCTGCTCTGTGTCACTAAATGCCTGAAAAGCATCTATAGGCGCTGGCGACTTCACGAAAACCGTAAAAAACCCGTTTATAACTGCCGCGATTAGCTCCGCCTCTGTATAGCGCCCTAACTGCTTTAAGCTCTCAATGACTGGCGCAAGTATGGGGACGCCACGCCTCTGGTCTATACGTTCCGGGTCCATTAGGTGTAGTATATTCTTGCGCCCCGTCTTCTCACCGAAAACCGGCACCCTCACAAACTCCACTTGCCCCTTACCACCTCCAGGATGCTTATTCGCGACATAGTAGGCTATCGGTTTTCCGTTTTCGTCAACCTCCACCCCTCCGGCTATGTCGGCATCTTTCGGTTTCGGTCGCGGATCATCTACCCGGTCCCCCTCAAGTAAGCGAACCCGCAAGGCAAACATGGCCCCTGGCTCATCCACATACGGCAACAAAATAAACGCGTCGCCGTTCATAAGCACCGACAAAAGAGCTAGCCCCTGTAGAGTGCCCATTGTGTGCATGCGCCGGATGTCGCACTCATTAGAGCCCGCCCAATATGCCCATAAATTTTCAGCCTTTTGCTCCCATGCGGCTCTTTCATCATCAGTAAGACCTACGATGTCGCCCTTGATGGTTGCGTTCGGCATAAGACCAGATCCCACAACGTTAGTCTTGATTGTTTTTAGCGCGCCGGTGGCAAGAGGTACGCCCATATAGAGGTCCCTGGACCGCTCGCGGAGTTTTCCCAAATTCTTCACTATGTCCGCGTCGGGATCGCCTGAACGGGTTACCCATCCCTGCATCACCCGTTTGGCCGTGCTTGCGCCATACTGATCATAGCCGGTATTCCATACTTTTAATTTTGGCCTTTCACCTACAAAAACCCTTTTAATTGCCCTAAATAGTCTCATCATCGATCCCTCGGTATGACGCGGTACACCCTAGGTCCTGAACCGCGTCCTTTTTCTAGAGCGGCAACCTCTCGACGCCAAAAATTTATGCGATCCTTGACCGTCGCAATGTCCGCGCGCGTTAATTTGATCTCGCCCATCTGGTACGATTGCCCCGTTGCGAGTGCTATGTCCGCCTCTAGCCATGCGGCTAAATGTTGTTTAGCCTCCTCAAGCGTCCATGCTCCCATATCCGCATCACCTCACCCCTCTACTGTAAACCCTACGGCCGCGCCTGGCTTGTGCTGGCTGTTTGGCCGTCATAGGCTTACTCTGTTCTAGTTTTGTCCCAATATTCCCGCCTGGCCGTAGGTCCGGGTTGATAATCTCCAGCGCAGCCGTGGCATACACCCGGCAGTCTAGCGCCTCATTTCTGGCGCCCGATGACCGCTTAACCCATTCGATATATGGTCTGCCCTTCCTGTACCGTAAGACTTTCTTTTCGGATATGAGCCCCAGGTAATAGCTCCTGTCATGTCCTTTATCTTCGCCCACTGGGAAATGACAATATCCTGGCCCCGGGTCCTCTACCTTTAGCCTGGAAAAAAACAACTCTTTCACTGTGTCAACGCCAATATGGAACAGCGCGGCCCGATGCCTGTTGTTTCTGGTAGGCTTGCCGATTAGGATCGGCTGTCCTGTCCCGCCTCGGCCCTTGATAGCGAAAATTCGCCTATGTTCCCTAGCCGCGCAAAACTGATATACCTGGTCCGTGAAGTGTCCCCCACTATCAATACATGTGCATGATATCCCTATTTGTGTACCGTCTTTTTTGGTCCAATACTGTTGCAAAAACTCATCAAGTTGTGTCCATACGGCTTGCTGGCCCGGGTCTCCGTAAAATGTCCTGTATTCTATAGCCCAGCTCTCTTTGCCTGGCCCCCAACCTACAACCTCAACCTCTAGGCGGTCGTCTTGCGTATCCACCCCCGCGGTGAGCACTAAAACACCGTCCGGGACCTCAGCATCGTATTTGTCCTGGTGCTCTGCTAGCGTTTCCTCTTCTACAGCGTCGCCCTCTTCTTCCCATGTTTCACCCAGGATAGTGTTAACCCATGCTTTTAGGCCCTCTGGCCCTATGCGTTTGGCCTCTTTGAACTCCTCAACTATCTCCTTCCACGTCTTCCATGGAGACGAAAGAGCGTTCAGGTGGAAACCACGAGTGCCTATGTTCTCCAGTTTTGCAACCCATTTCCCTGGCTGACGTTTCCATTCGGTCTCTGTGTGCCTGGCGCCGCAATGTGCACACTCGTGTGTCAGGTCCTCAAAGTGTAGCTGTGCCCATTTCAAGGGCTGGTATTCACCACACGTAGGACAAGCCAGACACCATTCCTCCTGGGTAGATAGCTCATACGCTGCCTCTATGCGCGAGAGGCCCTTCACCCCAGGGGTGCTCACAAAGATCTTTTTTCTGTTCCAGAAATTCGAGGTCCTCCGCTCTGCCAGAGTGAGAGGATCCCCCTCTGTTCCTGCTGATATAGGATAGCGGTCCACCTCGTCGGCGAGCAGTATTCGAATCGGCCTCGAGGCCAGCGATGCGGGAGAATTTGCCCCTGCCATGGTGATATGCCCGCCTGGGAACTGCTTATGCAGCATCGTGTTCCCGCTGTTTCGTGAGCGCGGATCCTTCACTTTTCCCTTTAAGACAGGTGTGTCCCGCAGCATCGGCGCAAGTCTGTCTTTCGAAAATGCCTCCGCCATCTCCAACGTAGGCTGTAAGAGCAGTATTGGTGACGGGTCCTGGTCGATAAAATAGCCGATGACGTTCAAAAGCAGCTCCGTTTTTCCCACCTGACTGGAGCTCATAACGACGATCTTTTCTGTTTTTGGGTCCGTCACGGCATCCATGATTTCCTTCAGGTATGGCGTACGCTCTGTTTTCCATCTACCTGGCTCTGCTGACGATTCCCGAGATAAAACCCTATGCCGATCAGCCCACTCTGACACGGCGAGATCCGGTGGCGGTGCAAGGACCTTAACGACGCGTCTGACGAGCTCGCGCAATGATTCGTTCGGGGTCATATTCGCTCAACTCCTGTAGCGCTTCATATATGCCAGCCTTTAACATCGCCTGCACTTCCTGTATGTCGTCCTGCATCGCCAGCATGGGAGCCAGTTTCGTGGGCAGCGCCAACATCTTCGCTCGGAAATTCGAAAGCATCTCCGTCCACTCCGCCTCTACATCTTCCGCCCGGTGAAGCTTCCCTTGGTACTCGGCCACCTCCAGCTCCGCTTTGTCCGCCTGCGCTTTCCGCAGCCTAGTGAGCTCTTTTTGCAGGTCCTTCGGATCTACATTTTTCGCAGCCTCCCGTATTTTCTCCTGAAGGTGTGCGATGTAGGCCTGGACCGCCTCGCCTAGAATGTATTTACCACGCGCCACCTGGGGCAAAACGCCCTCTTGTGTCAACTGCCTAATTCTTCGGGGCGACAAGCCAAAAACTAGAGCTAAGTCTTTGCTTTGAATTGCCTGCTTATCGATGTCCTTCACTATCACCACCTCAAGTGCTCCAAATATACCCTCCCAAGGCATAGGAAAGGGGGTTTAGGCCCCTCTGTGGCTAGAGAGCCCGCGGGGCTTTCGCCGACCCCTACCTCTACATCCCCAGAAGGACCCAAATAAAATGTAGATTAAACCGCCGGCCCC